ATATCGTGTCAACGCAAAAAAGCCACCCCTTTCGAGGTGGCTTCTTCGATGCTGACTTGCTGGGGAATCTTATGCGAATCCAGTAGTGATGCGGATGATGCTGGAACCGTCGATAACTTTCTCTGCCGAGTTCTGACGAACGCGGAGAACATTAGCGCGGCGAGCCTCGTCACGGTAGGTTTCGGAAACGAAAGGCACGGGACTATCTGCGGCCCATACAATCGTGCGACCGAATCCACCACCGGAGAAGTCTCCGCCGGAGGTTGTGGCGAGTGCCATGTAGGTGTTGCTCCAGATAAATCCACCGGCATAGGTCTGACCTTTTGCGGCGGTGTTCTTTGGTGCGCGGCCTACGAGAACGCGATCAACTCCGACAGCGGCGGCAACTTCGCCTTCGCTGAGGAGACGGCTTTGATCCGAAGGAACGATGCCGAAGAATTGGTTTTGAACCTTAGCGGAGCGGCGGATGCGCTCAAACAAAGGCATGGACATGATCAATGTGTTAGCAAGAACGCCGTATTTGGCGAGTTCGAGCTTTGCTTGGGCGACATCTCCTGGAACGTCAAAGGATGTGATATTCGCGTCGCTGTATGCTGCGCTGGCGCTGATCGCTGTCAGACCGTTAGCGGCGAATGCTGCGGAAGCAACACGAGCCTCGTGGGAGACTTGGATTTGGCGGAGGAGCATTCCGGCGATGTTCACTTCGGTGTCGAAGAATCTGTCGAGATCGCGACGGTTGGAGTCAGGAAGAACCTCTTCGAGACCGTATTCAATCGCGTCGAAAGAATCGCTTGTGAAACGGCGGCTTGTGCGGGGGTATCCAGCACCAGCGGCGATCTTGAGAGCGTCGTCGTTAAGTGTTTCGGAGTCGCCAATGTTCAGCTTCAGATATGCGCCGGAGCGAACGTCTGAGGAGAAAATGGGCATGACTTCTGTGCCGATGAACAAATTGTTTTTGTTGGAAAGACCTTCAAAAACGGCCTGCGCAATATCAGCGCGGATGTTGGTGTATGAGAGTGCCATAGTGGTGTTAGATTATTGGTTGAACTTAGGAACGTATTCGATGACATCACCGGAAACGCCGCTGTTGATCGCAACTCCGAGAGTAACGGTCGATGCGTTGGCGTAAGTTCCGATAACCAATCCGCTCGTAACTGCGAAGACGGTATTACCGGCTGTCGCAATAGCGGAAAGGATTCCGAATTGGGTTGGGAAAAATAGTTTGACGGCTCCTTGTCCACCAGCGGCGACGTCGTTTTGAACGGCTCCGATGGCGTTAGCGCCGGTTGATGCTGCTTGCGCAGCGTTTGCGCCCGATATGTTGACGAGCGTGTTCGCGGTGATCGCGGATGCGAAGCTAAAGCTCCGAATGCCGTTGTCGTTTTGTGTTGCCATAAATTAGTTGGATTAAAAGTTGAGTTGATTGTTATCGCGGGCTTCGATGTAGGCTTCGCGGTGGTTGCGCATTGCGAAACGGATAGCTTCGGTGCGGCTTCCGAGTTCCTCGGTCTTCTGCGTGATGATCGCTTTGAGATCGAATTTCTCTTCGGCTTTTTCTTCAGCGACAACGGACGCCTTGACTGGGGCGGCTCCGAAGTTGGAGATGATCGTGTCGAGCTTGGCTTCGAGTTTGGAAATTGCGCTGAGTTCAGCGGCCATTTCTTCTTTCATAGGCTCGGCTGCTGGAGCTTCGGCTGGAATCATTGCTTCCATTTTTGTTTTGATCATTCCGAAGGCTTCTTCAAGAGCGCTCATGCGCTTGGAAAGATCAACGATTGTTACTTCGGATTCTCCCGAATCTTCGGGCATTTCTGGTGTTGCGGTATCTTCGGGCATTTGTTTGAAAAATTTGTCAACTTGCTTGGCGGTAAAACTGAAAAGACCGGTCGCATTTGCGGCTGGTGTTTGCACGAGATCGGCGCTGTAGAGTTCGGTGCAGCTTGCGAAGTCCATTCCATCCACTTCGCGGATCGGCCCGCTAAACGCGATGCTGATACCGAATGTGTCGGGCAGTTTGCTTGAAATCTCCAAGACGTAGTCGCGCATTGGCGATGTTTGAAGAAGGTTGAGATCGCCCAAGAGTTGCGATCCGACGATGCGAAAATTGTTTACGAATCCGACGATGTCCTTAATGCCTGCGCCGTGATCGAGGTTGACCTTCACGCCGCCCTTGTATGACTCCGCGCACTCCTTGACTTCCATCAAAGTCTGCTCGTCAACATAAAGCCCGTGGCCCTTTGCTTCGCCGATTGAAATAATTGATACGCCTTCGATGACATCCATGCGGAGGCGCGGATGTCAAATGCTGTCCATCAATTCCATCGCGGCTTGTGCCATTAAATAAACTTCAAGTTCGTTCTCTTCTTCGCATCCGACAACGTCGAATGTGGACGATATCGAGATTCCAGCGCGGCCCGTGCCGGTATGGTTGCGGTTGCCTTTTGCCGTCGTGCTCGCGCTGATCGAAAGCGAAGCGTCGGACGTGCGAGAATTAAACGCGCTGCCTGTTACATTTATCCGCGTGCCTGCGCTTATATCGACGCTCCCGACCGAATACCGGAGTCGGTTGCCGAGAGCGTAGAGCGTTACCCTTCGCTCGTCTCGCCTTCCTCCACCTCCAGGGAGATCGGTAGGCGCGATAGGTGGCGCGACTGGGATAAATAGCAAGCCCTGCACGCTGATGGATAGCGGCGTCGGGCTTGGCAATAAGCCCTGCGTTGCGATTAGCAGGGAAGCGATCATGCGTTAGACTCGCGTGACTATCGTGCTTGTGGTTCCGTCTCCGGTTATCGCCTGCGTGATCGCTCCCGCCGCGCGGAGCGTTGGCGTTACCGTGAGCGCGTTTGCAATGTCGAGGCCGTGGATCGCGTGGACTTCGGTGATCTCGGTTAGTTCTGGAGTGAGTTCTGTTCTCACATTCGCGGCGGTCAATGTTGACCGGCTTGAAATTGTCGCGTCGATGTTGGTTTTAAGAAGCGTGCCGATTGTGCTGCTTGCGGTGATGGCTGAAAGTAAATGATCCCACACGCTCGCAGGCGTGAGAGCTGCTGTTCCAGTAGTGTTATCGACTGGGACGCCGAATGCAACGGATGATGCCGCTGGAATATATGCAACACCCGTCAATGCGCCGCTTGCATAGACGGTTCCGAAACGAACGTCTGTTATCGCGGCTTGTCCTAGCGAGTTGTCGGCGGTGAAAAAATCGCTGTATGTCGTCGATCCGTTTTTGCCTTGCCGGAATTTTGCCGTGGTCGGAGTTGGGTCGATGAGGTATTTGGCCGCATAAATTGCAGGCCTTCCGTTAATACTGCCTATGAGCGATCCGCTAATTTTGACGTTGGCTGCGGTGCTGTCTGAGGATAAGCCACTCGCGGAGTTGGTCGCGGTGATGTCGCCTGTCGATACGATTGTTCCTGTGCTGGCGTTGTTTAGGCCGTAGGCGGTGGTGCCAATCCCTCCCGTTAGCGTGCTAGATGTGATTGTGATCGTTCCTGTGCTGGCGTTGTTTAGGCCGTAGGCAGCAGTAGCACTACTCCCGCCCGTAACCGTGCTAGACGTGATCGTGACGGTTCCTGTGCTGGCGTTTTGGATGCCGTAGGAAGTGCTAGCACTTCCGCCCGTGACGGTGCTAGACGTGATCGTGACCGTTCCGGTGCTGTTGTTGTTTAGGCCGATGGAAGTGCCACCACTTCCGCCCGTGACGGTGCTGGATGTTGCGCTGACTGCTCCCGTGCTGGCGTTGTTTAGGCCGTAGGCAAAGCTGCCACTCCCGCCCGTGACGGTGCTGGCATTCGTAACATCGATGGTTCCTGCCGCCGACGTAGACTCGATAGCGTGCGTGCCGTTTGCGGTGGTTGTTCCCGCCACCCTGCCGCCGATGACCACGATGCCGTTGAGCGTCAATGTGCCGCTCGAAGAAAATGCGATTGCGCGAGTCGATAGCGTAAATGCCGAACCTGTTGCATGGCATGAAGCCAGCGTCGAACTCGCGGCGGCGGAAACGGTCAAGCAATTCGCGGAGCCGGCTTGGATATATGCACCCGTGATATTCCAGTTTGCCGCTAGTGTGAATCCGCCACCTGTCGCAATCGTGAGCGGCGTGTTGACGTAGTTGAGCAACGCACCCATGCGGCGAGCCGTGCCGGTGGTTGCTGTGCCTGCATTCACGGCTTGAAAAATCTGACCGACTGCTGAGGTGATCGCGACCGGAGTTCCTGCATTTGTTCCTGGAGCAATGCAGTTTGCCGTCAATGCAAAGTTGGTCGTTCCAAGCGAAACGACCATGTAGATTTGTCCCGGAATAAACGAGCCAGATGTGTCCACGGTTGAGCCGGTCAAGTCGATGGATTGATCAAGTGATACTGTGAAGCTATTCGCGTAGACGGTATCGTTGAGCGTTGGCACTACGCCGCCGCTCCATGTTCCAACTGCGCTCCAGTTTCCAGAGGCTTGAGCTTTGATGACGGCCATATTTTAAAGCCCTTCCGCGTAAATGAATTTTTGAATTGCGGCGGATACTTCATCGACCGCGACGATTGCTGGTTGAGAAGCGGAGGCGAGCGAACCGAAAAGAATCGTGCGATTGTTTTCTTGCGACTGCTCCACTTGGTCGCCTTCAAAGCGTGTAGGCGTGAGCGTCAATACAACGCTCGCGTCCTGCTGGTCTGGCGAGTTGTAGCGACTCGCTGTTGCGAGCGTCATTGTGTAAAGATCGTAGGTCTTGCCGTCGATAACGATTGGATTTGTTGGTTTCATATTTAAGCTAAAAGAATCAATGCGCTGGTTTCGGTTGGCTTGGGAAATTTGAGTTCAAACGCGCCGTCGTAGACGTGCCGCTCGGCTCCGAGGTTGAGAACGCACAAGGTTGCGTTGCCCTTGCTGGCGTTGTAGATCATCGCTCCACCTGTTGCGAATGTTGCAGATTTTAGGACGACATCATCAAATGTTATAAAAGCATTCTTGCCGATGATCCCTGTGCGGTGTCCCTTTAGTGCTACGCCTCCGGCGGTGTAGCCAATGCCTTTGATCTCGCCTTCGGTTGTGTAGGCTTTGGTCGTCGGCCCGATCTTTGCCGATGCGCTGTAGAGCGCGATTCGGTATTCGTCGCCGGGTTGATGGACGCCCGTGATGAGTGCCTTTTTTGCTTCGAGTGCAATTCCGTGTGTGATCATTATTTTTTCTCCCATTGTGCAGAGCATACGGCTACGCGCTGACTCTCGTCTGGATATTCGCTCGTCATCGTTCCGCTCACCATGCACCGACCTATGAAGTCGTCTTGCTCTTCGTCTTTTTCTGGAGTCGGCATAACGAGTTCGTGCTTTGTTTCAAATCCGGTAATG